GAAGTATTCTCCCGATGCAATATCGTGAGTTGGTACACCTAAAGCTGGACCGTCAATGTCCGATGCATCCCAAACTTCTACTGAATGTCCAACAGGCTTATGAAGACCTGCTTCCGAAGAAGTTGTTAACGCAGTCTGAACTGTGTCGTTGTTGTAAAGGTCAATGGTCAAGGTTCCACTTGCACCTGCCGTACTGTGGTCTGCGATTGTAAAAATCTGACCCTGACCAGCATCGTCGTTAATGAAAACGTAGCCATCTACATAGTCGCCACGAGTTCTAAAGTCACCTGTGTACTTACCGCTGCCAGTAATAGCAGTAGTAGAGTTGGTGAGTTTGATCTGGTTTGCACCAGCAGCAGCAGCTTCAGCAACAGCTAAGTCTGTTAGATGCCCTGATGCTGTTTGTGAACCCATTGTTACTTTACCAGCCGTAATAGCTTCGGCTGCGTAAGAGTAATAAAAGACCCGCCCATCGTTATAAGTCATCTTTGTGCCAAGACGATGCTTCTGCGTCGTAGTGGCGGTTTTGTCATATCCGGGTGAACCAGATACTTCGGTTGGAAATGCCATAAGAATTTACCTCGTATTAACTTTTACAGGCTCTTTTTTAGTCCTGCGATTACCGATGTTAGAGGACTCGGTTATCGTTACATCCTTTTTTTCAGTCACATCAGGAGGACTCCTGAGGAAACCTCGCTCTAAGTATACTGCTTCATATGAAACAGGAAGATTAGGACATTCAATCCATTCGTCCGAATCAGCTTCATATTTCCAATAAGAGCGTTTTACAACGCCCCTTACAGTCATACTTTGTAAGCCAGATTTAACCACAAGAGCCTCCTAATAAAACTAACTATGCGCTAGTTGATGGGTTTCCGATTTCGTACTGGATTGCAGCACCACGGGTGTCATCAACTTCAAACACTGCGTAATCTTCAGTGACAACTACTTCATGCGCTCGCAGGGAAATGTCCCGATCACGCTCTTCTCGCCTTGCCCTTGCAGCAAGATGACCCATAGCTGTCTTGTCAGCAATAACTCCATAACCAGAGTTATCGGTTACAGTTTGAATGTTTCCATCCTCAAAGAACGGAACGCCTGAAAGCTTAATGCCTGTCCAGTAATCTTTTACTGCTGGCTTATTGAAAGCGTCAGGGAGTGGGTAGGTAGCAAGAGTGTTACCTACATCAGTTGCCAACTTCCAAAGAGCATTAGGGTGGTGTACGACATAAATGTCGTTACCAAACTGATCTGCCTTTGCGGTAGCAATAATTGCCGATGCGTTAGCGAGGGTAAAGTTTGCGTTGTCAGCACCAAGTTTCACAGCCCCGTTTAGGGTTGGAAACAAAGCAATGATGTCTGTGTCCTTTTTGCGCGCCATTGCTTCACCCATCTGGCGACCAATGATCTTGAACACATCTTCGTTGTTCTGCTGGAGGAGGGTGTCGGTAATAATTACCTTCAGTCCTACTTCAGCGGTAGTAGCGGTGACAGTTGATACATCAATGTCCTCGCTGTCGATCATGTCACGACCTTCTACCAAGTCCTCGGCATCCATCTGCCCGACTTTTGGAATCGTGAGTTGATACTCACCCTTTTTGAGATTGAACTTTTCAATAAGTCCAACCATCGGTGCATTATGCTCTTCGGTATATCTAGCCGAAGTAAGCATAATACGCGACATATTTTGTAAGTTACCAGATGTACTGGTCTGTACAGAAGCCATGTTTTATACCTCAGTCGAAAATGGTAAGTCCTAGCTTCTGAGAAGCAGAACGAGCCATATCTGTTGTTACCGCAGGATCTCCTGCGTTATATCGGTCTAAAACAGCCGAAGCGTCGGAAGGGGCAACATCGGAAGCTGGAGTCGCTGATCCATATTGCTGAGAAGGAGTTACACCCTGCAGCCGACCCTCAAGATCTTTTATTCTCTTAAGGCTCTTAGCATGGCGTTCCATCTCTGCTGGATTGCTAACTTCCTGTAGTTCCGAAAAGGGAATACCGTACTGCGAAGCAAGCTCATAAGCCCTAGCAAGCTGTGTCCGAGAATTTATCTCTGACGCTTGCTGCTGGTTCTGACGTTGTTGGTGCTGCACCTGCAAATTCGATAAATAGGCTTCTTTTGCAAGACCAGCCTGTTCATTCGCCATTTGCTGTGCAGTTACGTCATCCATTCCTTGCTGTAAAAGTTGATCCCTCTTCTGTTGAGCGTATTGAGCTACTTCTACATCAAGATTTTTTAAGCTTTCCTTTGCCTGTACCTCGTCCCTCGCTTGCCTTTCCGTACTAAGCTGTTTTTCTAGCTCAGCCATTTTTTTGTCCGTAGCAGATTGGTATCTTCTGAACGCAGGACTATTTACTATGTCTGAGCCATCTGACTGAGCTTCCGTCGGGCTTTCTCCAACCTGAATATCTCCGTCATCAACACCAACACCTACTTCCGTAACTTCCTCGAACTCATTTTGAGGTTCATCAAAGGTAGTTACATCTTCCGTAGGAGAGTCAATGCTAACGGTTGTCGGATCTACTACAGATTCGTTTAGCGGTTCTTGTCTCTCAGTTGTCATTCAATTCTCCAGTTACGCAACACCTGTTAGATGGGGCGTAACGATTGTTTAGGTTGCTACATAATAAAGGGAACTAGTTAACTCTTTCAAGTATCCCACGGGTAATTTCGATTTGTTCTGGTGCTGTTGGGATTGCTGCCCTACCCTCTGAAAGCCGTTTCCTTGCTTCGTTGGAGTAAATTATATTTTTAGCGACAGCATAGTATGAATCTGCGAGATCCATCGGGTCGTCTACAGCCCATTCTTCCGGTACAGGTCTTCCTTGTTGCTTGAGAATAGCTCTTTGAATCGCCCTGTCACTTGCCTTTTTAACGTTCTTCTTACCTGACGCTTTTTGTAGTTTAAACAGGGAGCTTGGAACCATGAAGTTTGTTTTATTTGCCAGAATATAATCTCGTTGCTTCGATGTTAGCCCTGCCATGAACCTTAACTTTTTCTGCTCTATCTCTTCATCAGATAAGGTTGACTGCCCCTCTGGTCCGTAAACTTCACTAAGCAAATCGTAGTAATCATTTTGCCCTTTTTTCAACGGATCAGTTTCAGGTTGTTCGTCTTCGCTGTTTTTGAAGTAACCCATACGTAAGCCTTGAAGGTTAAGGTCTGCTGTATCCATCGCTCGGTAAACACGCGAAGCTTTAACTCCCATAGGTTCAGTACCACCCATAATCTTTTCTATTAGTTCATACTGTTCAAGCTCTAGCTGGTACGATTGTTGAGTGTAATCACTAGGCTGGAATTTCCCGCCTTCGTAGAAAAGACGGTTGATGTATTTCTGCTCGTAGGGATATAAGTCTTCGTAACTCTGACCTACTACCTCTCTCGCCAGATCGTCCTTATCGGGGTATACGTTTACATTTAATCCGCCTACTGCACCAGCACCAAGCAAGGCTAGCGTTGGACCGCCATCCATTTCTTCAGAAGCCTCCAAGATTTGTTGGGTCATCAACGGTAAGAAGTCTTGATAATGCGTGGACTGCCCCGGAATAAACATCTCTCTTCCAGTTACTTCTTCTCCAAAGTAATTATTCCCTGAAATCAGTCCTGTTGCAGAAGCACCAAGAGGGCTTAGTTTAGCTCTCATAAAGTTTCCGATCTGGCGACCGACATCTGCATCAAACTCTGTGCCAGTCGTGGTAACTTCCTTTCTTGCAACTGTTCCGTAGGAAGCCCTTGCTATAAACCTCCATACAGAACCAAGTCCCATCGTGAGGTCTATGTTTATTTTGCCTGAACCCTGCTCACCAGATACGAAGTTTGTTCCCTCGTTGGATGCCTTTAAGAAGCTAGACTTTCTCCAATCTGTCTCAATCCTGAACCCGTTGAGGTAAAGCAACGTCCCGATCCCACCAAGAACCCCGAAGGTGCGAGTTAAGTCTTGGGCTATCTGCTTACTTGCATACATCCCTTTTCCGGCATGTGCTTCTTTCCCTACAGTTTTTACAACTGAATATGGAACCTGCACTCTGGATGCCATCCATCGAGGCGCAAGGAGTACGGTAGCTAGTTCTGGAGCCATGTTTGAAAGCTTGCCAAGATCTCCCCTGCCCGTAGCTTTGTTTAAGAAATCTGCATAGTTTTTAATGGCTGCATCTCTTGCAGCATCATCAATCCCACTCTTGACAAGCTTGGCGTTAAAGTCCCTGAGCATCGAATACCTCATCTTATTAAGGTATAAGTTATGGAACCTTTCACCTGACTTGAACGGGTAGGCTATTGTTCTCCCTAGATGGGTAATGCCTGTTTTTGTAAACGCCGGATGAGCATTTTGCACACCCGCCAGCCTGAAGATATTAAACATAAATCCTTCCTCTCTTTTAGAGAGGGGACCGTCTAATTCCGAAATAAAGATACTTGTCTTTGTTGTTAGGTAGTCGTAGTCAGGATCTCGTTTTATCTGATCCATCTGAGCTTTATACTTGCCCTCGCTAAGCGTTCCCTTTAAGGACTTGCCTAGGTCTACGAACCCACCTTTTGTGGTAAACCTTCCAAGCAGCAAGCCTCCCTGATTGAAGATTGCTCCTGCATCAATAGAAAGGAGTAGCTGTCTGGGAACATTGAAGAACGTAATAATAATTCCCCTAACAATCTGCGCTCTTGTCAGAGGAGATTCATTGCGGAGAACTGTGTCTAAACCAAGTGCTTGCTCTACTAGGTTTTGCTCCCTAGGCGTAAGACCTTCTGCCCTGAACACCTTTTTAGTTCCAGCCATTCCTTTGAGTGCCGGAGCTTTTTGAGCTACTTCTGTAAATGCTGCAGTTCCCACTCTAGCAGTTTCAATCCCAAGGAATTTATTAATTGCGATTGTAAAGTCACTTCTGTCGAAAACTTTACTTGGGTATAACTCTTTGAGTCTTGCAACTCCATGATCTAATAAAGCCTGAACTTCTACAGGGTGCATCTCGATCGGCTTGTAGCCAGATTTAACTGAATCCGACAACGACTTCGCTATCATGCTTTGCTTTTCTAGCTCTGTCTGAGTTATTTTTCCTGCTGCATATTTATCTTCAGCATCGTGCATAATCGCAGCAGATTTTTGTCTAGCTTTATGTATGTCTTCTTCCCGTGACTTAAGATACTCACGGTAGTCTTTTTGTTTAAGCTTCGCGCCAATTCGTTCTGATACTGATTCAGCTAATACCCTTTTACCTTCTGGTGTAATTTCTCCAGTAACAGTCCTAAACTCTCCGGTCGTATCCGTAAGGACGTTATCAAGAAGTTCTTTGTTCAACGGCTCTCGGATGCCCGGACCAAAGTAGTCTTCATATTTGAAGCTGCTAGGGACAATGTTTTTACCGTCTGTCTTGCCTGTGGATATAACTTGTCCGGCTTCAGTTTTCCTTTGGACATCTAATATCTCAGCCCCTGCCTGAACAGGATTTTCTACTGCTCTAGGGTTGGCTGCAATGTTCTGCTCATCCAGTTGTTTACGCATCTGGTTCAAGCCTTCATTAAACCTGTCTACCCCAGATTTAACTTCATTGCCATAGCGAGATTTCTCTACCCCTAACTCTCCGGTTCTAACAGTATTTTCTATATCCGGGGCTTTAGGGTTCCTCTTCTTCCAAGCAGCAGCTTGCTCAGGAGTGTTCTGTATTCCCTTAAGCTTTACAAACGCATAGTTGTTCTGTATTACCTCATCAGGTCCAACAAGAAGGTTAACCCTGTGAGGGCTTCCGCCCATAACGGCACCACCAACTTCTGTTAGTTGGTGAACGTCACTTTTTATATACCAGTTGTTGAATGTATCTAACCATTTGTTCGTAACCTTAACAGCAGCACCTCTCTCTTCGTCGTAAGACGAAACAGGCATCTTTATAGCATTGATTTCTGTGTCTATCTGCCCCCTTACCAGACCGTGCATACGCTCATGCACTTGCCTGTTACGCATTGAGAAAAGAACTTCATCTGCAACTGCAGCAACCTCACTAAGATTAGCGAAGTCCCGCACATGTTTCGTGGCAGCAAATTCATTGACTAACTCATCAGACAGACCTTTTGAGCGAGAGCCAGCATTATTTCGTGATGCACTTTTCATCACTTCAAAAACATGCTGGTTTCCTACGTCCAGCATTAGGTCATCGGTGTTAAAGAAAAACTGGGTATTGATTTCGTCGTCAATAAGGTTGTAGGTATCTGCGTCTAGCTGCTCTACTTTGAGTAAAGCTTGTTGGCTCTCAAGAGCTTCTACCTGTAAACGAGTTGCCCTCAAAGCAGATGTTCGGGCAAGCTGATCGTCTAGACTCAGCCTGTTCCAAGTCCCTATCTTTTTTGACGTATCTATCTCATCAGCTACGGTTCTTGCTGTTGCCTTTATTGACGCTGCAGTAATCATAGTTTGGTGAAGTTCGCCTGAATAATCAGGATCTGCCCTCATTACCTCTCGCAAGTGATCTCCTGTGGTAGCTTCGGTCAGCGCAAATTCCCTGTCTAGTGCAGCCTGTGCCTCGCCTAGTTCAGATTCAAGTCCGAAATGATGCCTTCTCCCGTAAGCGGTTCTAAATCTCCAGTTATTTACCTCATCTGTGTAAGCCTCTAGGAAGTTTTTATAAAGCCTCCTAGATGCGTTTTCCCCAAACGTAGCTTCGAGTCCTTTGAAGGAATTTTTCGACGATGTTAATTTGCTTACCGCACTATTAAAATCCGAAAGTAAAGCTTTCGCTTCGGGATTTGGATTCCAGTCCCTGTTCAGGATATGCTTGCTAGTATCAGGGTGACTTATATAGCTGTTTTTACGGTTGTATTCGAGAAGCGCACTCTTGTTTAGCTTAGCCCATTCATCAT